CACGGTATCGTTATAGAATATCAAAACAAATACGGCGAACGATTTGCCGTAAAATCCCTAAATTACGCAGCGTTGTGTAAAAACACAAGTGGATTCTTAACCAAATTATCAAAAGTTGATAAAATAAAGAAGTGTACACTAAAGTTGGTCAAACAAAAATGTATTACTCAGGATAATTTTAGAATTGGAAATCGTTATATTACAGTTATAGTTATGGAAAAGATGGCAGGAGATATATCAAACATGTTATACAATAGACCCACAATGAAAGTTAAAAGGGATTTGATATATAACGTTACAGAGGCAATAATGTGTTTACAGGAAGCTGGCGAATGCTTTTTAGACCTTAAACCACAAAATGTATTTTACGATATAAATAAACAAGGACGTTATGTTTTTAAATTAGGAGACTTGGATGGGATAACGGTATTCAATACTTCAAAATCGGATCAATTCACTCAATATGCCGGAACAACGTATCCACCACCGGAAACTTGGTTTGCCTATTCAAACAGTAGAAGGATTAAATGTACCAAGACTCATACGATGTGGTCATTAGGACTTTTTATACTTATGGTGTTTATCCCAGAATTCAATTATAATAAATTCTATTGGGATCATCCAAATGTTAAGGAATCGTCAAAACGCGAAGTTAAGAAATTATTAAAAAGTATTAGGAATTTTATAACTCCTAAAAAATTACCGTTTTTAAAAACTAAGGACCTCGATAAACTCAAAAATATATTTATCATACCTTCAAAACAAAAACGAAGACCTACATTGAAGTCATTATATAATATATTTTGTGTTCTAAATTGTAATTAATTTGTTATAAATCTGAATAAATTTATATTTTTAATTAGTTCAAAAATACATTTAATTATCCAAAAAAAAAATATTTATTAAAGATATCAAAAAACAATGGGAGGAGGATTAATGCAACTCGTAGCCTACGGCGCTCAAGATGTCTATCTCACCGGTGAACCACAAATCACCTTTTTCAAAGTCGTATACCGTCGTCACACCAACTTCGCTATCGAATCTATCAAACAAACTTTCAATGGTAACGCCGGCTACGGCGGTGAGGTATCAGCCACTATCGCCCGTAACGGTGATCTTGTAACTGGAATGCACCTCGAAGTTACGGCCTCGATCACCGCCGTCGACGCCTACTTCACCGATGCCTTCGGTCATTACATCGTTGATGAAGCTACCCTCTCAATCGGAGGACAAAAAATCGACAAACATTACGGTATGTGGTTAGAACTCTGGGATGAACTTACCGGAACTTCCGAAAAGAAAGCGGGTTACGATGCCATGGTTGGCAAAGAAACTGGCTGGGAAGTCGTCTCCGGGGGCTATTCAGGGGTCACCAGCGCGTCGGGGTCCCTCGTTGGCAATCCTGGGAACGCCACTTCAACTACCTTTTATGTTCCACTTCAATTTTGGTTCAACCGCAACCCCGGACTCGCTCTTCCACTTATTGCTCTCCAATACCACGAAGTCAAACTTGATATTAAATTTGCCGCCTTGGACAAGGCCGGCGTCACCCTCGATGCCAGTGGTAACGTATCCGACAAGTCCGCCGCCGCCACCACGTTGACTTGTGAACTCTATGTTGATTACATCTACCTTGATACCGAAGAACGTCGTCGTTTCGCCCAAATGAGCCACGAATACCTTATTGACCAACTTCAATACCAAAAAGAATCTGTCGCCGCCAGCACCTCCGAGACCTCGGCCAAACCCCGTCTCACCTTTAACCACCCCGTTAAAGAACTTGTATGGGCGCAAGTATCCGACGACGTTCGCGACAAGGGTGATAACTTCAACTTCGGGACCGGTCTCACCACCCCCAACACCAACCCCATCACCAAAGCTGTCCTCCAACTTAACGGACACGATCGTTTCTCCGAGCGTAATGCTGAATACTTCAGATACGTACAACCATACTACCATCACACCCGTATCCCAACCAAACCAGTATTCTCATACTCATTCGCTCTTCGCCCCGAAGAACATCAACCATCGGGCACATGCAATTTCTCACGTATCGATAACGCCATCCTTAACCTCACTGAGGCCGCTGGCGTGTCGACGTCCACCCTTCACATTTTCGCCGTTAACTACAACGTCCTCCGTGTCGTTTCCGGCATGGGTGGTCTTGCTTACTCCAATTAAGTGGTTATATTTTTTTACAAAAATTATAAGAATTACAAAAATTACAAAAATTTTACAAAAATCAAAAAATTTTAAAACCTATAAAAATATAATATTTGATAAATATTCTAACATTATGAAAATCTTAAGGTAATTTACCAACTTTTTGATTTTACTGAGGCTATAATAATAAAAATGAGGGCACCAATATAATACATATTATTATTTTGTTGGCCTACTAATAAGTATGAGTGATTTTACATTACGCGATAACGCATTAATGAGACGTTTACAAGGACGTATTGGATTGATGGCTGCTACACCGATACTATATGAAATACGATCCCAAATAAAAGGAGAACCCGATATTACATTCCACCACAATGGAAATATCGCATCGAAGAAATGGAAAAATAACGGTAAGTTACATAGAGTTGTGGGTCCGGCAGAAATAAACTATGATTACAACGGGGAGAAAATCAATGCATCTTGGTATAAACAGGGCAAACGAAACCGTGTAAATGATGCAGCGTTGATAACGTTTGGACCTGACCAGAAACCTATGAAAAAGGTTTGGTATACAAATGGGAAGAAAAACAAGGAATATTTTTATAACGGTTACAATGACCTAACAAAACAACGATGGTTCAATGGTAAAGGGAAGATACACAGAGACACACTACCCGCAGAAATATCATATCGCTATAATGAGGTTAAGGATACAATGGAAATTGAAGAACAAATCTACTACGATAATGGTAAATTTAAACAGAGAAGTAATGGTAAGCCCAATATGATAATTAACGATGGATTTGGTAGTATAGACGAATATACATTAAACCCTAACGGTCAAACTATAAGTCTTCGCAGGGATGGTGTGATTTTACAAACTATGTTTGGGATTACCGCTCGTAGATGTGGAAGAAAACAAAGAAAACGTGTTAATAAATGCGGGAAATAAAATCATATTAAAATATTATAATATATTAACGATATCATGGTTTTAAACAAAAAGGCAAAAGAAATTTTGAAGTCTATTGATAAATTTTTGGAAGAAAACACGGATAGATGCGTTATAATAGCGGGAGCGGATGATCCAGTGAATAAAAGACCATGTAGATCACATAAAGACAAAGAGACATCGGATTTGCGAAAGTTTGTGGATGCCGATCTAAGAAAAAAGTGTGAACGTTGGGGAATATTACTTGGTCCGGAAATATTAGTTATTGATTTTGACGACCATGATAAATTCCTAGAATATAGAGATCGTTTTCCCCAAGATATGGAAACATGTCCTTTGCAAACAACAAAAAAGGGAACGCATTGTTTTTTTGTAAATGATAAGAATTTTAAAGGTTCCAATATTAAATTTGACAAGGAAGTGGATCTCTTGGTTCAAGAAAGTAGTAATACGCGACGTTATGTAGAAACATATCCCAGTCCGAATAAAATTTGGGAACGTCAGTTGGGGAAAACACCTCTAAATTCAATGTCGGATGAACTGTTTGAACATATTAAATCATTTGTAACACCTTCGGAACCCGAACCCGAGATTGAAATGGAAAGAACCTATTTAGATCTTGAAGATTTGGAACGATATGTGAATAATTTAAACCCAAAGAAATTTGCAAGCTATAACAGTTGGTTATCGTTATTATTTATAATTAAAAATCAGGTTCCACCAGGTGTTTCACGATCCGTTGATAACAAGTATTTCGATTTGATTAATTCATTTTGCAGTCAGATACCGAATTACGATGCTCACGAATTGGATGACAAATGGGAAAATCACATTGAGGGTGGCAACAATTCTAAAAAATACGGTATTCCCAAGTTAAAAGAATTACTCTCCAAATGTCCAGTCGATAAAAAGAAGTCTTTATCGATGTTGGAAGAACTAGGGGATCAATTGGACGATGCCGGTGCAGCCAAACTATTTTTAGAACTTGAACCAGAGATTATATACCGATATGGAAAAGATTACTTTATTTACGACAAAGATACAGGTTTATGGTGCGACGTAGGAAAAGATATTACTTTATTGTCAAAATATGCTATGGAACATGTGGAACAATTACACCAATATGGTACAACAAACTCTAAAATTAATAGCATGATATCGTTAATTAAAAGTTTGGTTCCAAACAAATATGATTTATTTGAAAATTTTGATACTGCGAGTCATGGGTATATTCAATTTCGTGACGGTGTATACGAAATGTCATCGGGTAAACTTTTACCACTCTCATCAACCTATTTTAGTTTGAAGAATACGGGAAAAATGTTTGTAAAAAAAGAGAAGGTTCCAAAATCAGCTTTTAACACCGTTAATAAAATATTAACAGATACACTCGGTAAAGAAAATGCCAAATATATGTTACGACTGGTGGGTTATGCATTATATGGTGATAATTGTGATAGACGTTTTATATTTTGTATGGGAGATACAGGGGCTGGGAAAGGTATTTTACAATTATTTTTAAAAGCTTGTTTTGGAGATTACATCAGTGTGGTTTCAGCAAGTTTGTATCAAAAAACACACAATAATAACAACAATGGTCCAACACCCGAACGGCGTAAACTTCAATGCTGCAGAATAGCTTTAAGTCAAGAAGCAGAAATGGGTTTTAGTTTTGATGGCAACGATATTAAGATTTTATGTGGTGGTGGCGATACTGTTTCGTGTAGAGGTTTACGAGAAGATCCCCGTGAGATTAGGGTTCAATGCGTTCATATCCATTTGGCGAATGATTCCCCAAGTATCATTCCAGCGGATGATGCTGTCAAAGATAGAGTTCGATATATACCTTTTAATACCCAGTTTAAATGCGAAGACGATCCAAAATACGATCCGAAGTTGCACAAAATAAGGGATCCAAAATTAAAAAAGAAAATAGATGATAGATCTACAGGTCTATCGGATGCTTTTTTCTTTTTGGCAATGGACGGTTATAGGGAATATCTAGTAAATGATAGTTTAGCGGAAACTAAAAGTATTATGAAAGAGACTGATGAATACTTTGATTCGGAGACTACTTGGGACAATCTTATTCGTGATAGGTATGAAATTACTAAGAATCCAGATGATTATATTAAATTATTAGATTTGGAATACTATATTAAAAGTAATAGTATGGAAATAAGCAGAACAAAATTCAGGAAAAAAATGCCTGAAATATTCAAAGGTGTCAAAGAGATTAAAATAGGACCTTCAATACATTACCAATATCTCAAATTAATCGAAGAAGAATAATATTTAAAGAAATAAAACATTATATATTATAAAATAGGATGTCACGAATTAATAATAAAAAGCTCATGAAACAGAAAAGTTGGTTGGATCAATTGAAAGAAACCATCCATATCCAACAACTCAGTATGGAAGAACGGAAAATTGCGTATTGGATGTTTGCGGAAGATTATAATAACAAAGATATTAATGAATTCTTGGATATAGGCACATGTATCAAAAATCAAATCCAAGATAATAAATTAATCATTCACGGTTTCGATAACGACTTTAATATCAAGTGTGAAGTCATTTAAAGAAATAAAATAATATATATTACAATGGCGAAGTATAATATAGTAATAGATACGGAAACAACCGGATTACCTAAGAGTAGAGGATTTGGACATACACCTAGTTACACGGAACTAGATAAATATAATGAATGTCGGATGGTTCAAATTGCATGGATCATTTGTGACAACGAGGGCAATATTAAGAGTCAAAAATCATTTTTAATTAAACCGAATGGATTTGTTATTCCAGATTCGGCTACAAAAATACATAAAATTACAACCAGTGATGCTGAAAACAATGGAATTCCGTTTGAGTTGATGGTTTCTGAATTATCAGAATGTCTCAAATATTGGAAACCGACTAGAATTGTATCCCACAACCTAAAGTTTGATATTAATGTTTTGTTGTCTGAATTGCATCGTAATAATTATCAAACGATGATCGAGGCAGTGAATACAATGAAAGGTGTGTGCACAATGGAAACAGGGAAACCGTTGTGTAACATTCTAAATGGAAAATGGGTTAAATATCCCAGTTTGGCAGAACTTTATAAATATCTGTTTGAAATTAATATGGAAGTTAAACACGAAGCTTTGTATGATACACAAAAATGCCTGGAATGTTATGTTGAACTCAGAAAAAGAATTAAAAAGAACCAATGACCCACAAAAAGATATAAAACAGAACATTCACATAACGAACAAGAT